AGGTATTCTTAAAAAAAAGAATAGAAATAGGTCATGGAAATATGGCTATGATGAAAAGTATGATGTTGTTGTAATTTCTAAAACAGGTGAGGTAGGTGAGATATATGAAATTAACGGACTTAGAATTGGATTACCTAAAGCTCCAGAGTCTCTTCAAAGAGACAACAATAAGTGGGAAAGAAAAGAGCCTCCAAAGGCAATCTTAAAAATACAATCTATATTTCAATGGAATGAGCACCCTAATACTTTTAAAGCTCAATGGGTAGACTACATTGAAAATGAATTTGATAAAAGAGAGCAAGGCTATTGGTTTGTAAACAATAACAAAAGTACATATATAACTGGGTCACATTACATGTATCTTCAATGGACAAAGATTGATGTTGGTTATCCAGATTTTAGGGAAGCTAATAGAATTTTTTATATTTTTTGGGAAGCAAGCAGAGCAGACAAAAGAAGTTTTGGAATGGTCTATTTAAAGATAAGACGTTCTGGATTTTCTTTTATGGGCTCTTCAGAGTGCGTAAACACCGGAACACTTGCAAAAGACTCAAGAGTAGGTATTCTTTCTAAAACAGGTTCAGATTCTAAAAAAATGTTTACAGATAAAGTAGTGCCTATTTCTAATAGACTTCCGTTTTTTTTTAAACCTATTCAGGATGGTATGGATAAACCAAAAACTGAGCTTGCGTTTAGAATACCCGCCTCTAAGATTACTAAAAAAAATATGTATGAAGTAGTGGATAATGAATTAACTGGATTAGACACCACTATTGATTGGAAAAACACAGATGACAACTCTTACGATGGTGAAAAGCTTTTACTTCTTGTTCATGATGAGAGCGGTAAATGGATAAAACCAAATAACATCCTTAACAACTGGAGGGTTACTAAAACTTGTTTAAGATTAGGTAGTAAAATTATTGGCAAGTGCTTAATGGGTTCTACCTCTAATGCATTAGACAAGGGTGGTAATAATTTTAAAAAACTGTATGAGGATTCAGATGTAAACAAAAGAAACGCCAACGGACAAACAAAAAGTGGTATGTACTCTTTGTTTATTCCTATGGAAATGAACATGGAGGGATTTATAGATGTATATGGACAGCCTGTCCTTAGAGTTCCTAAAGAAAAACGTAAAGGTGTTGATGGTGAGTGGATTACAAACGGAGCTGTAAATTACTGGGAGGCTGAAGTAGATTCCTTGAAGCACGATGCTGATGCTCTTAATGAATTTTATCGGCAGTTTCCTAGAACAGAGTCGCACGCATTTAGAGATGAAAGTAAATCATCACTATTTAACCTCACTAAAATATATCAACAGATAGATTATAATGACTCTCTTATTATGCAGCACCATTTAACACGAGGTAAGTTTTATTGGGAGAATGGTATAAAAGATACTAAGGTAATTTTTAGTCCTGATAAAAAAGGACGTTTTTTAATAGGATGGGTTCCTTCAAAAAACTTACAAAATAGAGTAATAAAAAGAAACGGATTGCATTATCCAGGGAATGAGCATATAGGGGCGTTTGGTTGTGACTCCTATGATATATCAGGAACTGTAGGCGGAGGGGGCTCTAATGGAGCGCTGCACGGCATGACGACTTTTAGCATGGAAGAAGCTCCAGCAAATGAGTTTTTTTTACAGTATGTAGCTAGACCACAAACAGCTGAGATATTTTTTGAAGAGGTGCTTATGGCTTGCGTGTTTTATGGAATGCCTATCCTTGTAGAAAATAATAAACCTAGATTGTTATACCATTTTAAAAATAGAGGCTATAGACCTTTTTCTATAAACAGACCAGATAAACATAAGTCAAAACTTTCTAAAAGTGAAAAAGAGCTGGGTGGTATTCCAAACAGTTCTGAAGATGTAAAACAATCACACGCTGCCGCAATAGAATCATACATAGAAAAAAATGTAGGATTAGATTTAGAGGGCACATTTAGAGAACAAAACGAGATGGGCAATATGCTCTTTACCAGAACCTTAGAGGACTGGGCTAAGTTTGATATAAACAACAGAACTAAGTTTGATGCCAGTATTAGTTCTGGACTAGCAATAATGGCAACACAAAAGCATATGTACCAGGTAGAGAAAAAACAATCAAAAATAAACCTTAACTTTGCCAGGTATACAAATAAGGGAACTTTAAGTGAATTAATTAGATAGATGAAGGATGTTACAATAGACATTGCATCTACAGGCTTTCCAAGTCAATTTGTCTCAGACGCTGAAAAAGCTACAGACGAATTTGGTTTACAGATAGGACAGGCTATTCAGTACGAATGGTTTAAAAAAGATGGAAACCAGTGTAGATATTATAATCAATGGCGGGACTTTCACAGACTGCGATTATATGCTAGGGGCGAGCAGTCCATAGCTAAATACAAAAACGAATTAGCAATTGATGGAGACTTGTCTTATCTAAATTTAGATTGGACACCTGTGCCTATACTTCCAAAGTTTGTTGACATTGTAGTCAATGGAATGCAAGACAGAGAGTTTAAGGTTAAGGCTTATGCTCAAGATGCATTATCACAAGCTAAGAGAAGCAAGTATCAAGATATGATAGAGGGTCAGATGGCCGCTAAAGATATTCTTACTACTATACAGGAGCAGACAGGAGTAGACCCGTTTATAATGGACCCTGATGATTTGCCCTCTTCTGATGAGGAGCTTTCACTTTATATGAACCTCAACTATAAACCTGCAATTGAGATTGCAGAAGAAGAAGCAGTAGATACTATGTTTTCAGAAAATCATTATGATGATATTCGTAAACAAATAGACTATGACTCTACAGTTATAGGAATGTCTGTAGCTAAACACGAATTTTTACCCGGTGCTGGAGTTCAAATATCTTATGTAGACCCAGCTAATGTTGTATACAGTTATACTGAAGACCCGCATTTTAAAGATTGTTTTTACTGGGGTGAAATCAAAACATTACCAATAGGCGAATTATTAAAGATAGACCCTAGTCTTACTCGTGAAGATTTAGAAGAAATATCTAAATATAGCCAGAGCTGGTATGACTATTATAATGTAGCTCAGTTTTATGAGAATGATATTTTTTATAGAGACACTTGTACTCTAATGTATTTTAATTATAAGACCACTAAAAAGATGGTTTATAAAAAAAGAATACTTGAAGGTGGTGGTTCTAAGATGATAGAAAAAGATGACACTTTCAATCCTCCACAAGAAATGATGGAAGACGGAAAGTTTGAAAAAATAGAAAAAACTATTGACGTATGGTATGATGGTGTAATGGTAATGGGTACTAATATTATTCTCAAGTGGGAACTTGCTAAAAATATGGTTAGACCTAAGTCATCATCACAGCACGCTTTACCAAATTATGTTGCCGTAGCACCAAGAATGTACAAAGGAGTCATTGAGTCTTTAGTAAGGCGAATGATTCCTTTTGCTGATTTAATACAGATGACTCATTTAAAATTACAACAGGTTATAGCTAGAGTTGTGCCTGATGGAGTTTATATAGACGCAGATGGTATTAATGAAGTAGACTTGGGAACAGGTGCAGCATACGACCCTTCAGATGCTTTAAGACTATACTTTCAAACAGGTAGTGTAGTCGGTAGAAGCTATACTCAAGAAGGAGAGTATAATCAAGGTAAAATACCTATACAGCAGCTCACAAGCAATTCAGGCGCTTCTAAGACACAAATGCTTATAGCTAACTACAACCACTACCTAGACATGATTCGTGGTGTAACAGGCTTAAATGAAGCCAGAGACGGTTCTACACCTTCTCCTGAAGCTTTAGTTGGTGTTCAAAAACTAGCAGCATTAAACTCAAACACTGCAACTAGACATATATTAGACGGAAGTCTTTATATATATCGTTCATTAGCAGAGGCTTTAACTTATAGAGTAGCTGATATTTTAGAGTACTCAGATTTTAAAGAAGACTTTATAAATAAAATTGGCAAGTATAATGTAAGTATACTAGGTGAAATATCTGACTTGTATATATATGACTTTGGAGTATTTATAGAACTTTCTCCAGACGAAGAGCAAAAAGCTATGCTTGAGCAGAACATACAAATGGCTTTATCTAAACAAGATATTAATCTTGAAGATGCTATTGATATTCGTGAGATAAAAAACCTGAAGCTAGCTAATCAATTATTAAAAGTTAAGAGACTTGCTAAACAAGAGCGTGATGAAAAAATGGCTATGCAAAAACAAGCTATGACCGCTCAACAGCAACTCAAGTCTCAAGAAATGGCTTCTCAAGTAGCTATGCAAAAGATAGAGTTAGAGACTCAATCTAAAATGAAAGTTAAGCAAGCTGAAATAGCTTTTGAAATAGAAAAACAAAAAGCAGAGGCACAGCTTAAATCTCAATTGATGCAGCAGGAGTTTGATTACAATATTCAACTTCGCAACACAAGCGAACAAGCCCTAGCTTTTAGAGAGGGTGAAAGAGAACAAGCTAAGAGCGATAGAATTAGTCAGCAAAATAGCGAGCAGTCTAAATTAATTACACAACGTAAAAATAATTTACCTCCTCAAAACTTTGAGTCTAATGAAGACAGCCTTGATGGCTTTGATTTATCGGAGTTTTCACCTCGATAATGAGCGTTATTATTTTAACTAACTTTGTAACTTAAATTAAATTAAATGGAATTAAAAGTAAAAGCAGTAGAAGCTGTAGAAGAAAAATCAATGCAAGAAGTCGAAAAAGAACTTCTTGACAAACATGAAGAAAAATTAATTGAGGAAGATAAAGCAGCAGAAGAAACTCCTCAAGTAAAAATGGACTTTGCGGAAGATGGCAGTGATAAAACTGTTAATGAAGCAAAAGAAACTTCTGAAGAAAAACCAGAGCCAGTTCAAGAACCGGCTGAATTATCTGAAGAGGACGTTCTTTCATATATTGGAAAAAGATATGGTAGGGAAATTAATTCATTAGATGAATTAAATGCAGCCAGAGAAGAAGCTGAAGAGCTTCCTGAAGATGTTGCATCCTACTTTAAGTATAAAAAAGAAACAGGAAGAGGTATTGAAGACTATGTAAGATTACAAAAAGACTTTAGTGCTATGAATCCTGATACTTTGCTAAGAGAGTATTTGACAATTACAGAAGGCGAAGGTTTAGACCCTGAAGATATAGATTCTCTAATGGAGGATTTTTCTTATGATGAAGAACTAGATGACGAATCTGTAGTTAAAAAAACTAAACTAGCAAAAAAGAAAACTATTGCCAAAGCAAAGAAGTTTTTTAATGAGCAAAAAGAATTATACAAGCAGCCCCTTGAGTCGAGACCGGCTGCTGATTCTCAGAGCAACAATGAAGAACTTCAAGAGTATAGGCAATATTTAGAATCTGCTAAAACTCAACAACAGGAAAGTGAGACAAAACGAAATTGGTTTTTAAAAGAATCCGATAAAGTTTTTACTGATGATTTCAAAGGTTTTGATTTCGTGCTTGACGACAAAACAGTAACTTTCTCTCCCGGTGATGCGCAGACCATTAAGAAAAATCAAGAGACTCCGATGAACTTTATTAATAAGTACTTGGATGACAAGGGTTTAATTAGTGACGCTGCCGGATACCATAGAGCTTTATCAATAGCAATGAATCCTGACAAATTTGCCAACTTCTTTTATGAACAAGGCAAGTCTGAAGCTACGGAAGATGTGATACGCAAAACTAAGAATATAAATATGACTGAGCGTAAAACACCTGAAATAACTAATAAGGGAGGATTTCAAGTTAAGTCAGTTAACCCTGATTCGGGACGAGGCTTAAAAATAAGAAGTATTAAACGAAAATAAATTTTAAAAATTAATTATTATGGCTGGAGCAGTTCAAGCAACCCCAGGGTTTGCTTTACAACCGAGTGCAGAACAAGTAGCACTCTCAACCAATTACATAACTAACTTCGACTTTTTAAATCAGTATCTACCTGATACTTATGAGAAAGAGTTCGAAAGATATGGTAATCGTACCATTGCATCGTTTCTACGTTTAGTAGGAGCTGAAATGCCTTCTAATTCTGACCTTATCAAATGGGCAGAGCAAGGAAGACTACACACTAAATATACTAACTGTGCTTCTAATGCAGCAGCAGCGTCTGATACAGCAACTATTACTGTAAATGATACGCTAGTTCCTAACACTGGAAGTATTGCTATTAGAGCTGGACAAACTATTGTTCTTTCTGATAACGCAGGTGGTGGATTAAACAAAGCTATCGTTACTTCTGTTGATACAGCAAACGGTACTTTTAATGTAGCTTATTATGAAGCTGGTGGACAAATAGGTGGAGCAGGTGGCTTTACTTATACTGTATTTATTTATGGTTCTGAATTTAAAAAAGGAACTAACGGAATGGTAGGCTCACTAGAAGCTGATGATGTATTCTTTGACAACTCACCAATTATCATTAAAGACAAGTACGCTGTAAGCGGGTCTGATATGGCACAAATTGGATGGGTAGAAGTGACTACTGAAAACGGAGCTTCTGGATACCTATGGTATTTAAAGTCGGAGCACGAAACTAGATTACGTTTTGATGACTATCTTGAAACTTCTATGATTGAAGCAGTACCAGCTGAAGCAGCTTCTGGAGCTATTGCAGCAGGTGGAGATGTAGGAAACAAAGGTTCTGAAGGTATCTTCTACGTTGTTAACGCTAGAGGAAATGTTTGGGGCGGTGGAAACCCTTCTACATTAGCTGACTTTGATGCAGTTATTTCAAGACTTGATAAGCAAGGTTCAATTGAAGAGAATGTAATCTTCGTTGACAGACAGTTTGGTTTTGACATAGATGATATGTTAGCAACTCAAAACTCTTATGGAGCAGGAGGAACATCTTATGGATTATTTGACAACGACAAAGATATGGCGTTGAACTTAGGATTCACAGGATTCCGTAGAGGTTATGACTTTTATAAGTCTGACTGGAAATACTTAAATGACCCAACTATGCGTGGTGGTTTACCTACTGGAGCTAACTCAGGCCGTATTAACGGACTATTAGTACCAGCTGGTTCAACTACAGTATACGACCAGATTTTAGGTAAGAATGCGAAGAGACCATTTCTTCATGTTCGATACAGAGCTTCTGAAACTGAAGACAGACGTTACAAAACTTGGATTACAGGTTCTGCTGGCGGTGCTGCAACTTCAAGCTTAGATGCTATGGAAGTTCACTTTTTGTCTGAGAGAGCTGTATGTACTTTAGGTGCAAACAACTTCTTCTTATTCCAAGAGTAATATTTTTACCAAGGGAGGTTTAACCGCCTCCCTTTTTTTTTAAATCAAATTAAATTATATATAATGAAAAAAGAATTAAAAGACAGAGTCTATAAACTGACTCGTAACGATGCCCCACTATCACTTATTATACCAGGGGGCGGTTCAGCAAGACAACCACTACTGTGGTTTGATGATGACAAAGGAATTAATAGAGTTTTAAGATATTCAGCAAATCAAAAATCTTGTTTTGAAGACGAGCAAGATGGACAGATTCGTAGAGAGCATATTGATTTTATTGATGGGTTTTTATCAGTTCCAAAAAACAACCCAGTTTTACAAGAGTTTTTGCATTTACATCCTTTAAACGGTAAAAAGTTTGTTGAAGTAAATCAAGAAAAAGACGCTCAACAAGAATTAGAGTTTCTTAGTATGGAGGCTAAGGCTTATACTGAAGCTGATAAACTTTCTATAGGTCAAATGGAAAATGTGGCTAGAGTTTTACTTGGAGCAGACGTATCTAAGATGAGCACCGCTGAATTAAAAAGAGATATTTTTGTAGCAGTAAAACGAGACCCTCAAGGTTTTTTAAGACAGGTAAACGACCCTATGTTAAAACTACAATCTAATGTTCATTTATTTTTTGACAAAGGATTATTATCATTTAGAAACAAACAAAAAGAAGTATGGTATAATACATCAACCAATAAAAAAAAGATGTTAACCGTACCTTTTGGTGAAGACCCTATGTTTATTGTGTCTTCATATTTGCAAAGCGATGATGGCATAGAGACTTTAAAAATGCTTGAAAAACTGCTTGAAGATTAGTTGTATCTTTGTTTTTTGTTTAACCCATAAATTTTTTAACATGGCAAAATATATTACATTCGATACAGCTAGCGATGGAAATGTTCACCTTGCAGTGGATGGTATTCTTTACGCAGAAACTACAAGTTCAACTGCTGGAACAATCTTTTTGAAAGGCGGAAGCCACAAATTTACTGTTACTGGAACAGGTTTAACTTCAGGTTTTGGAGCAAATGTTAACGCAGCTTTAGTTCAAGCAGCAGAAACATCTTGGACAAACGCAGCAATTCCAGTAAGTACATCTGGAGGGCTTTTAGTATTTACTAGCGTAGCTGTAGCTACTATTTAACATTACCTTTTTATTAGGTACTAGAGAGAGGTCAAAAATAATTGACCTCTTTTTTTTTGCTTATCTTTGTAAAAAAGAAAGCGATGATAAACGCTGTTAGAAATACAGTTCTTGCTATCCTTAACAAGAATAATTACGGGTACATCTCTCCATCGGATTTTAATCTATTTGCTAAACAAGCACAGCTAGATATTTTTGATGAATATTTTATAGCTTATAATAATCAGATTAATAAAGAAAACGGTAGAGTATCAGGTACAGGATATGCTGATATTAATAAGGGATATGAAGAAGTTATAGATACTTTTTCTGTTACAGCAAGTTTATCTCATAGTGTGTTAAGTGAATATAGTGTTCCTACACCAGCTACAACTGGCTCAGATTATTATTTATTAAACAAGGTTTTGATATATAGTTTAGTAACCTCATCCGGAGTTACAACGTCTACCGGAGGAGGAAACACACAGTTAATAGATTCTACTGCTACGTTTCAGACTGACGGAGTAGCAGCGGGAGATGTTGTGTCTGTTATACTAGCTAATTCAGTAGTGACAAATTTAAAAGTTGTTTCTGTAACTAATCAAACCACACTTGTAGTCAATGTGGCATCATTAACTACAGCAAATATAACATATGCAATTTATAAAAAAGTAAATTTAAAAAATGAAGCAGAGCAGGTAAACCATAGTAAAATTACTATGCTTAATAAATCTATGCTTACTGCTCCAAATATTACTTTTCCTGCATACACACAAGAAGGCTCAATTTTAACACTGCACCCTGACACTGTGTCTACTATAGGAAGAGTAGTTTGTCAATATATAAGATACCCTAAAGACCCTAAATGGACATATGTTTCATTGACAGGAGGAGAGCCTATCTTTGACCAGTCTCAATCAGATTACCAGGACTTTGAGCTTCCTCCAGATGACGTAAATAATTTGGTTGCTAGAATACTGCAATATGCTGGAATGTCTATACGAGAAATAGCTACAGTACAATTTGGGCAATCAATAGAACAACAAGAAAACCAAGAACAATAGGATGGCATACTTATCACAATATCAATATTACGAAAATGCAGGCACTGCACCTACTAATAAGAATTGGGGGTCGTATCAATATGTAAGCTTGGAAGATATAGTAAATAATTTTCAGTTAATGTATTCTGGAAATCATTCTTTAGTTAATAACGAAGAAAGATTTAAAATATTGTTTCATGCAAAGCGTGGTATACAAGAATTAAATTACGATGCATTTATGGAGGTAAAAGCATTAGAGTTGACAGTTTTTGACAACTTAACTTTTGTGCTGCCTAGTGACTATGTAAACTGGATTCGTATTTCATTATACAAAGATGGATGGCTTAGACCTTTAAATGAGAACATTCAAGTTAACTCTGCTCAGTCTTATTTACAAGGAGCTGGAGGCACGCTAACATTTAATGCTGACGGCACGGTAATAACTGATGAATCTACTTTAGATACAGAAAGAAAAAATGGTCAACAAAACAGTATTTATCTTAATCAAGAAAATGCAGCCGACCAAGTAGCATTAGATTCTGAATCTAACTGGTATGCAGATTATACTATTGGAGCTCGTTATGGTTTAAATACAGAAACCGCAAACTTTAACCCTACATTTAGAATAGATAAAAAAGCAGGGGTTATTAATTTTGATTCCACTATGCTTAATGAAAACTGTGTATTAGAATACATCTCTGACGGAATGGAAGGTGGAGATGATTCTCAAGTATCGGTTAACAAACTTTTTGAAGATTATGTTTATGCTTACATTGAGTATGCAATTTTAAATAGCAAGTTCAATGTTCAAGAATATATTATTAATAGAGCTAGAAAAAGAAAAACAGCTTTACTTAGAAACGCAAAAATTAGATTAAGCAATATTCATCCAGGTAGATTATTAATGAATCTAAGAGGAGAGAATAAGTGGATTAAATAAGATGGCAAACATTCAAAGAAATTTTATCGCTGGCCGTATGAACAAAAGCCTTGACGAAAGGCTTGTTCCGAATGGTGAGTATATTGATGCTTTAAACGTAAGGCTAGGCTCTACAGAAGGTTCTGAAGTTGGTTCAGTTGAAAATTCAAAAGGAAATACATCTTTAAGCACTTTAATGTTTAACGATGTTGAATTAAGTAATAACGCCAGGTGTGTAGGCGCTTACGAAGACGGAGCAAATGAAACTATATATTGGTTTGTGCATGACCCATCTTTTCCATCAGGCTCTACAAGTAAGTTAGATTTAATTGTATCTTATAATACAAATGATAATTCAATAACATATCATGTTATTAGTATTAATGACGGAACTAATTTAAATACTACTTTAAATTTTAGCACTTATCATTTAATAACCGGTGTTAATTTAATAGATAATAAACTTTTATATTTTACGGACAATTTAAATCCTCCACGATACATAAATGTAAACAGAAGGTATAGTGTTCCGGTAAATAATTTAGATAGTTTTAGTGCAGAATCTATTTTAGTAATAAAAAGACCTCCCATTGAGTCTCCTACAATTCAAACAATTAATGTTTCAGGTCAAGAAGATGATTTTTTAGAAGAAAGATTTATATCATTTGCTTATAGATATAAATATGCTGACAATCAATATTCTGCAACTTCACAGTTTAGCGAGGAAGCGTTTACTCCGAGCTCATTTAATTTTAGCTACAATAGTTATTTAAATGAAGGAATGCAAAATACTAAGAATGCTGCAATTATTACTTTTAATTCAGGAAGTTCATTGGTTGAGGGTATACAATTATTGTTTAAAGAATCTACAACTAATAATATAAAAGTTATAGAGTATTTAGATAAAAGTAATCTAGGATATTCAAACAATACTAACTACACTTATACGTTTGATAACAGTCAAATATTTACATTATTGCCTGATTCAGAATTACTGAGGCTTTATGATAATGTTCCTTTAATAGCTAAATCCCAAACTTTAATGGGTAACAGGCTTATGTACGGAAATTATAAAGATGGATATAATTTAACTGATAAGTTTGAAGAAGATATAAGGTTAGAATTTTCAGCAGGTATTAATTCAACAGTAATAGATATTTCTGATTTGTTAGATTCTACAGGAGCAGGGAATTATACATACGGACCAACTCCCGTAACTGTAAATGATTGTGTAGTCTATTTTGATTTATCTAATCAAAATGGAACTACATTAGAATTAAATGCTGGCTCAAGTATTACATTAGATTTTAATATCCAGCATAGTCAATTTACTGGAACTACGCCTACTTCACAAACAGTAAGCACTAGCATAGTGTTTGATTACACTCTTCCCACAAATTTCAATAATGTATATGGTTTAGCAACAAGTACCGATTTTATTGAAAAAATAGGAACTGTAGCTAATATTCAAACCGTCACTAATGCTTGCAACGGTTCTACTTTAACTGACCAGGTTAATTGCGCATTGCCTTCTACTCTTGGAACATATACTAAAACAGCAAGTGGTATAACTGCTTCAGGACAACCTATAAATATAATAGCCTCTCCAGCAAGCAATACAATTGGACTGCAAATTATAGCTATGAATTATGTAGACGGTGCTAACAATTCGTATGAGTTTTATTCTGTTAATAGTGCTGTCGCTTCTTTTTCTACTGCAAATTCTCCAAAAAGTTTACATAGCAATAGAGGGTATGAAATAGGTATAGTGTATATGGATAATTTTAATAGAGCTTCTACAGCTTTAGTGAGTCCTAATAATTCTGTACATATTCCTTGTTCTAGCTCAATAAATAAAAACGATATAAGAGCGACAATACCAAGTCAGCAATTAGCTCCTAGCTGGGCAACTCGCTATAAGTTTGTAATAAAGCCCTCAGAATCTACTTATGATACTATATATACAAGTATTTATTTTGAAGACCCTCTAACTAATTCAACATATTTTTTATTAGAGGGTGAGAACGCTAATAAAGTAGAAGAAGGAGATAGATACTTTGTAAAGTCTGATAGCAATGGTCCTATACTAAGATGCGTAGAAGCTACTGTTTTAGAGAAAGAAGTAAAATCAGCAGATTTTTTAAAAGATGCTTCCGGAGCTGCCATTACTTCTCCATCTGGAACATACATGAAAATTAACCCAAATAATTTTTCTACTGTTCGTGGTGATAATGATATTATAACTCCGGGTTCAGACACGGCGATTCAAAATAGTGCAAATAATTTTCCTATACTTTCATACCCCATGAATCTAGCTGACCCAGCAAATCCTGGTCAGTTTTTAGATTATGATGTTCCTGCGGGCAGTAGAATTGTTATATCTATAAGACAAGAGAGATTAGGTGTTGGTAAAGGTAATGCAAAGTGTGAAAGAAGAATAAGCACATTAAATGTAGAGTTTGTGTCATCTACTACTTATTCAAATATGCAGGATTGGTGGAATGGAGACAACGCTCAAGTAGCATTAGACGATGCAATTACAGAAGTCGGAGGAAACACGGGAAGCATATTAAATGTATATGAATCAGCTCCAGCCACTTCTAAAACTGATATATCAACTGCTGAAAGCACAAATTATTATAAATTTTATAGAGAACAAAATCCTGCTGGAGGAGATGGAGAGTTATCATTACTTATTACAGGTACTGTAAGATGTGGAGGCACATTGTCAAGAGCAAAAAGACGCTCTACAGTTACAGCGGATATACAAATATATAGAGCCGATTCTATTTTAGTATTTGAAACACAACCTACTGATGCGCTTCCTAATGTATGGTATGAAAACCACTTATCTTTTCCTATAAGTGCAGACGGAATGCATACAGGCAATGTTCAGACTCAAACATCTAGTCAATCAGCTATTATAGACACAGAGTTTTCTAACTGTTATGTGTTTGGAAATGGAGTAGAAAGTTATAAAATATTAGACTCTATAACTGGTAAAACTAAAAACTTAGGAGAGCGTGTTACTTCAACATCCAATATGAATTATAAGGAAGAACACCGTTTTGCCGACATAACTTATAGTGGAGTATATAATGATGAAACCAACGTAAATAAACTTAATGAGTTTAATTTAGGGCTTCTTAATTTTAAACCACTAGAAGAGTCTTATGGACCTATTCAATTATTAGATGGTAGAAAAACAGATATACTTACTTTACAAGAAGATAGAATATCTTATGTATTAACAGGTAAAAATTTATTAAGCGATTCTACGGGTGGAGGAGCAGTAACATCTGTTCCGGAAGTTTTAGGAACTCAAATAGCTAGAATAGAAGAGTATGGTGTTAGTGAAAATCCTGAAAGTTATTCATCATGGGGGCCTAATAAATATTTTACTGATGCAAAAAGAGGTGCTGTAATAAATCTAGTTGGCAGCTCAATGAGAGACGAACAGCTTCGGGTTATTTCAGAAGCTGGAATGAGAGGATGGTTTAGGGATTTATTTATACAAACTTTTAATACTCAAAAAATAGGTGGATTTGACCCTTATATGAATGAGTATGTATTGCATTCAAATGTTCAGCTACCTATAGTGTCAGAAGATTGTTTTCAATGCAACACTACAAGAGATTTAACAATTTTACCAGGGCAAACTGTAAGTTATTGCGTGGAGTTAGGTGATTTATTAGGTCTAGTTAATATAGATTTTGTAATACCTTTTCAAGGTTTTGATAATATTGTTACTGAATCTAGTCAAAATACAGTAACTGAAACAAACAGTAACGATATAGTTTCTGAAACTACAATAAGCGGAGTAGGATACACTATTACAGCGGTTTACAATAGCGTATCTCACACTACCGGCGTGGTGTTTCAAGACGGTACATTGACTTTTAATAAAAATGTTGTTACTACAGATACTGTTCAAATAAATATATCACACGATAGCTTATCAGCTCAAACAATAGATGTTACTGCTGGCTGTCCTCAGGCTGCAACCATGACTGTATTTAATGTTTCAATAACCAGTAATGCTGATGCGTCTCAAAGAATTACAAATATATATAGGTGGAGTGACGGCGGGTTTAATTCACCACCTAAAAACACATCTGTTACTTTTGGAAATAGTACTACTAATCCTATAGTGTCACAATATTTACAAGAAGCAGGGCAGCAAGGAGGAGGGTTTATTCCGGGAGATGGAGCAATAGTTTCTATTATAAGTAAAAAAGAATCTACTGATGATTTTGTATTTGACCCATCTAAAAATAAATTTAGATATCTTAGAACTGGAACTTTTTACGATAATAATGGTACTGACATAAACGCTTTGTTGGCGGCATCAACTAATGTTACTCCTATATCAAGTCAAACTAACCCAGACCAATATTCAGCAAGTTTTACTTTGCCTGCTGGCGGTAATTTTTTATATTTAATTTGGGACTATAGACAGTCTAATTCACAAAAACTTTGTTATTCAACAACAAGCACTACAGATGCTTGTACAGGGTGTACTTTTCCACCTACACCTGTTCCGACAGCTCCAGTACCGGTAACACCAGTATATCGATGGTTAATTGAACCAGGAACGGGTAGCTCTACAAGCCCTACATCGTGTCCCTCAGCCTCTGTAGCTCTTTATAGTTTTTCTAGTTCGTTTGCTACTACATATGCTAATAGCACATTCTTCTATACAGATGCAGCATTAACAACAATATTTCAAGGAGGAAATAATTATTTTGGAGTAAGAGAGCCTAATCAAGGTTATGGACAGTCACAGGGAATTTTTAGAATGACAGATTTAGGAACAGCTTCTAATATAGATACAGCTGGGGTTTGTAATCCAAATCCAACGCCTGTGCCTGTGCCTGTGCCTGTGCCAGCGCCAGTAGCGCCTAGCCCTGTGCCTGTACCTACAACTCCTGTACCAGCGCCAACAACAAGCACCACGGCATTTACTATGACAAGTATTAATGTATATTGGAGCAGTTATTTAGATGCTTGCGTTAATGGGCCTAGCTCTTCGACACAAACCTATTATCATAGTGGTAGCGGTGCGTGTCCAGTGGGCGCAGATTACATTTATACAGATGCGGCAGGAACAACCTTATTAAGCAGTGTTACTAATACATTTGGTAAAGTGTGGTTTATTCCGCCTAGTGTTTGTTTACCAAATGGGAAAGCTGTAGAAATAAGTCCAGGCTCAGGTTATATTTATGGAGAAGGTATTTGTAATTAATTTTAAAAAATGGCAACACTAGCAACATATTATTTTGATACAGCAAGTTTTACAAACGCAACAACGATTTATGATGATGCGAATTTATCAACTATATCACAAAACGGATGGTATTCCGATGACAGTATTGTAAGGCAACAAATAAGCGGAGTTTTAATGGCGGGGCAATCGTGTAGTGTTCCTACTCCTGTGCCAACGCCTACAGCACCAATACCTGTGCCTGTACCTGCTCCAGCTCCAGCTCCTGTTGCTCCTAGTCCTGTGCCTAGTCCTGTAGCGCCTGTAGCGCCTAGCCCTAGTCCCACCCCTACTCCTAGTCCTGTAGCGCCTGTAGCGCCTAGCCCTAGTCCTGTACCTAGTCCAGTACCTACAGCTCCGGTGCCTGCTCCTATTGTACCTCCTAGTCCAACGCCAGTTCCAGTAGCCCCTAGTCCTGCTCCAGTAGCGCCTAGTCCTGTTCCAGCCCCAGTGGTTCAATGCTATAATTTATATGTGCAAAAAAGCAGTTCTACTGTGTGTTCAGGTAGTTATGGAAATTATTTCTTTAACGCCTCCAGTTTAAGCTCTGCTACTACTGCATATGCTAATAGTAGTTGTAATTCAAATGCTAGTGCTGGATATTATACGCAAGGTCTTACATATAAATATTGGAATGGTTCAAGTTTTACATTGACAGGAAGTTGTTAAATTTAATTAAATATAATTATGATGCTAATAAAAGAAGAGAGGAAGTATGTTCCGTATGACCCTAGTCCACTACAGCCAATTACTAGAGCAACCAAAAAAGGTTTTCAAGTATTAGATGTGCCTCCAGCGGTATATAGTATACTTGTTGATTTTTATGACAGAGCTCAGTTTCAAGAAGAAAATTATCCAGGGAAGGAGGCTTATTCAAAACAAGTAAGTTTTTTACAAGACATAAATCAACACCAAGATAAAGTAAATTTTATAAAATCAACCATGCTTGATTTACATCAAGAGTGGTGTCAAAGAGATTTAAACCCAGCTGTAGTTTATGGCGTAAGAAGTTATAGTAATAACACCATTTTTAATGCGCATTTTGACAGACAAGATACCCATCATGTTGCTTCTAGTATTACTCTTGGAAAAGATGCTCCTTGGAATTTAAATATTCAAGACCATGATAATCAGTGGTGGGGAGTAGATGTTGAACCCGGTCAAATGATTATGTTTGAATCTGGATGCTGTATGCACGGAAGATTGGATAATTATCAAGGGACTTACTTTGACAATATATACACACACTTTACTTACGCAGAACCGTTTACTCCTTATGAAGGATAGATATATATCTTTTGATTGGTGGTGGGGTGGTTTTAATAATATTCGGATGTGCTATGAGATGGTTGGAGCTATGTCATATGTTTCAGGAAGAAAAATTATATTACCTCCTCTAGGGTATTGTTTATTTTTAGCAGAGCATCACGACAAAAAAACTTTTTGGGATATTTGGGAAATACTAGATAAAAAAGCGTTTACAGATAATTTTGATTGTATCGATTATAAAGATACTGACCTTGTAAAATATTCTTCAGAGATACAAAACTATGATGGTATATGTAAAGACATTAAATGTGTAATGTTTAACGATACAGACATAAACTGGGGTCCTCAAAAGTTTATAGGTAAAGGTCTTATATACCATAGTATAGAAGATATAAATCACTTTAACGAATTTAATTGTGACAACAGAGAATTTTTATATGATATTATGTGTGAAGATAAAATCATACATTTTCCTAGAAATTTATTGGGACATTTTGGATACCATGTATATCCTCCTAACGACAACGCAAGAAGGATAATACAGCAAAAAGTAAAAGATGGTATAAAGTTTAGAGAAGAGTTTTTTGTACAGTCAAAAAAACTTATGCCTGGCGACTATGACGCTGTGCATATAAGAAGAGGAGATTTTAAATATACACAAACACAATGGACAGAAGACCTTTACAAGAATCTTGAAGCATTATTAGATGGAAGTGTCAGAAAATCAGTACCTTTATACATAGCAACTGATGAACCTGACTTATCAATGTTTGATTTTTTAAAAGAAAAATATAATACTATTTTTTTAAAAGACTTAACACAGTCTAGCAAAAGCCATGAGTTAGTTTTAGACACTATTATATGCGCCAATGCTAAAAACTTTTATGGCTCTAGGATGTCTACATATAGTGATTACATAAATATAGTTAGAGGCTACAATGGTGAAATAGACCATCACAGAAAGTCTTTAAACTTTGACAGAAAACAAATTCAATACAATAAATACCCTTGGGAATCAGAGCCCTACAACTGGCAAGACCTTTGGGGTGAATTATATTATGGCAAAATTTAATTTAGGAATACACGGGTCTCATAATGCAGCAATAGCTCTATCTTATGGAGGAGACATTCTTGAGGTAATAGAATTAGAAAGATGGGTGCAAATAAAAAATGCAGCATTTTTTTATTACCATCCCATACTTAACCCTATTGAAGTTTTAAATGAAATATTAGATTACTTTGAATTAAAACACGGGGCAAAAGAATATGATTATGCTATGACAAACTCTTGGCCTCAAGAACACAATAAAGATTTAAGAGCTGCTAATGTATTGTATGTTCCACATCATGAAGCACACGCTTGTAATGTAATGTATCATTCAGAGGCTAAGGAATCTTTAATTGTTTCTTTTGATGGAGGTTCTGATAATGGTCATTTTAATATATATTTAGGTGAGAAAGGACAACATCCTCAACTTATACATCAATCAGAAAAAGATTTATGTGTTCCTTACGCTGCTTTAGGGCATTATATGGGGGACATAACAAGAGAAAGGGATTGGTGGTTTGGTAATTTAACTTATGCCGGTAAAGCTATGGGGCTATCATCATATGGAAAAAGAGATGATGAAATGTTTGGTTATGTAACTCGTTTATATGATATGAGTAACAGCAACGAGATAGATAAAGCTCATAAAAATTGGTCAGAAATGTTTTGTGGTTGTCATCAAAAAGATGAAAAATCTAAAGACCTTGCCTATGCTAATCAGTATATGTTTGAAAAAAAGTTTGCAGATATTGCATTGCCTTTTATATTTAAATATCCAGATAGAGAAATACAGTTTGCTGGCGGCGGCGCTATGAATATATTAAACAATACCACATATAAAGCTTTTGTTTCTCCTAACTCAGATGATAGAGGTATAGCATTAGGGTGTTTATTAAGTTTAATTAAACCTTCTGAGCCTGTAGACAGCACTTACTTAGGCTCTGAACCATACGATGATATACCTGAAGGTAAAGATATAAGTGTAGGCGAAGTGTCTCAAATGTTATTACAGGGTAAAATAATAGGATTAATACAAGGACGAGCAGAACACGGTGCTAGAGCTTTAGGAAATCGCTCTATACTTTGCACACCCAAACAAGGAGTAAAAGAAAGATTAAACTCAGAGGTAAAAAATAGAGAGTGGTTTAGACCTTATGCCGGAGTGTGTAGAGAAGAAGATGCCCGTCAATATTTTAAGTCTTATGGCAGGCACAGGTGGATGACTCACAATGTAAAAGTAAAAGATAGTCGGTTTCCTGGAATAACTCATGTAGATAAAACTTGTAGGCTTCAAACAGTTACTGAAAAACAAAATAAATTTATATATGATTTGCTAGAGTATCACCCTGTATTATTAAATACCTCTTTTAATATTCAAGGCAAACCAATATTAAACACTTATAAAGAAGCTATGTGGATGAAAGAAAACACAGGAGTAGATGAAGTAATAACCGATAAATATATATTATAATGTTAAAAAAAATAAAATTAGATTATGATTGGAGTTATTTTTTACCTCCAATGCAAGATTATTCAGTTCATAAAGGAACTTGTTTGGCGCATCAGCTTGATGAGCTAACAGACATACACGAAGAGTATGGGCTAGGAGAAACGTATACTAAAGATAATACTGTAATTCAGCAGCTATGGTACACAGACAAACAGGTAGATTTTAAAGACTTAGGAAAACAAACTGGAATGGAAGTAATTACTATCTCTAGTATATTACAGCCTCCAGGAAATACAATTGCTTTACATAGAGATACTTTTTTTCAAATAAACAAAAGGTTTCCTGATGACAAGAGAACAAAGGTAAGGGCTAATATATATCTTGAGCCTTGGAAAGTTGGACATATGTTACAGTACAAATCTGAAGAAGATAATATTTGGAAAACATCCGATAATTGGAACGCTGGAGATGGCTATATATGGGATTCTAAACCGCTTCATTTATCAGCAAATGCAGGTATGAAAGACAAGTATACTCTTCAGATATCAGGCTTCTTGCTCTAAAAGATGCAAGCAATTAAATTTGTAAATTTGTAGTTAAATAAATCCGTATGGCTTTTTATTATGAATTTACTCGCTGTGATGATTCTAGCATAAAAAATGATTGGACGTTTCCAGGGAATCCTCAGCTAAACATTTTTGATGTATATTCTATATATGGATATTGTTGGCAAGTAACAGCTTTAAGAAATAGCGGACAACAAGTAGTGTCCAGTGCCTACTATGGGTTAAATGGTTGTTCTCAATGTACAGCCCCTACACCCGCACCATCGGCTACGCCTCCTACTTCTTATTTATGGCAATTTAATCAAGTTCAAGGAAATGGTAGTTTTGTAAAACCTACCTCTTGTACTAATTGTCCAGTAACTGTATATTCTGATGTAAATAGTTATAGCAATGTGGTATGCGGTACACAGCACTTTTGGTTAGATGCAAGTCTTACTACTCCATTTATAGGAAGCAATCAGTTTTATATAGCTACTCCTGGCAGTACTCCTGCTACAGGAACAGGAATGCTTTTAATTGAAAATAACGGCACAGTAACAAACAAATACGACTGCAATGGAGCTAATATATGTTTTGGTCCAGCGCCTAGTCCAGTGCCTACAGCTCCATCCCCTAGTCCAGTGCCTACAGCTCCAGTACCTTCTCCTGTACCAGCACCTGTAGGTCCAAGCCAACCTGAATATTGTTTACAATCTACAAATGCGGTAACTATAGAAAATATTGGAGGAGTAAATAAATATGTATTTGGAGGTAATTATGGCTTATATGGTAGTGGAACAGGAATTTTTGTTTTTACAAGCGTTCCGTCTTCACATCCTATAGCTTTTCAAAATTATGGTAAAACATCTACAATAGATTATGAAGGTCAATTTAGTGTAGGAACTAAAACTGGACAAGACGGAAACACCTATGAATATTTTTATGGAGATGTAACGCTTACGGTTACCGGAGCTTACGGTGTTATTGGTTATGAGTGTTATTATCATGGATACATGGGTGGACAAAACAATTTAATGTATGATAATGTTATTTGCCCAAACTTACAGCCGCCAATTATACCACCTCAAGGAGACCCTTCACTTCAATACACTTTAACTTATAGTGACACAGCAAAAGGCTGGCCTTCGTTTTATTCTTACTTCCCAGATTGGATGATAGGAATGAATAATTACTTTTATTCTTTTAAAGGAGGTAACTTATTTAGACACAATACCAATGAATTAAGAAACAATTATTATAATGTTCAGTATAATTCAACATTAACAAGTGTGTTTAATGATATGCCATTAGAAAATAAATTATTTAAAACTATAAATTTAGAATCAGATAAGGCTTGGTCTGTAACCTTAGATAGTGACATACAAACTGATGCAAGCATAGATTATACATGGTTTGAAAAGAAAGAAGGGGCGTGGTTTGCTTTTGTAAGAAACAATGGAACACTTCCAGCTCAGACAAAAGAATACCCTATGCGCTCAGTAAATGGTATAGGCAGAAGCACTTCGGTAAGTGTAGTAGGAACGAGCACTATAATTAATTTTGCAACAGACCCTTTAATAGCTATTGGCAGCGACCTTAGTGTTGGCGACATTATATACTTTGCGCCTCCTCCATATAGCGCAGTAGAAATGGCTGGTCAAGTAACGGCAATAAACATAGACTTACAAAACAATACCAACAACATTGTTATTGATAATTCTATAACTGGAGCAGTAGCTATATCCCTACAGGATGGGTTTATAATGTACATTAAGAATCAGCAAGCTGAATCAAATGGAGTATTAGGACATTACTGCTTGTTTACAATAACAAATACAGATAGCACAGCTACTGAGTTATTCGCAGTAGAGTCCGAAGTAATGAAAAGCTATCCCTAAAATTAGTATCTTTGTAGGTGAATGAAATTAAATATTAGACCACTTGAAGAGTCTGACTATGAGCAGATTTTAGTAGGTTGGTGGAAAGATTGGAAATGGGAAGCGCCTGTTAAAGATTTTTTACCAGATGAAGGTAAAGGTGGTTTAATAGTTTATGATGAAAAAATACCTGTTTGTGCAGGATTTATATATATGACAAATTCAAAAGTAGCTTGGGTAGATTGGATTATTTCTAACAAAAATTATACTGATAGGGCTAACAGGAAGGCTGCTTTAGCTTTGTTAATTGACGCTCTTACTAGAGTAGCGCAAAGCGCAGGAAATAAATTTACATACGCCCTTATAAAACACGATGGTCTTATTAAAACATATGAAGAGCTGGGTTATATTCAAGGAGATAGTTACAATAAAGAAATGATAAAAGTATTATAGTATGGCAGCATTTACTACAATTGCCACTGCGGCAGCTTTAACAGCAACAGTAGCTAAAACTGGAGCTTCATTTGCACAAGCAAGTAAGCAAAAAAAGATGCAACAAAAAGCTGAAAGAGAGGCTGACAAAGCTTTAGCTGAAGCAAGAAAAGAATTAGATAAAAATTTTTATGAAGGCCTGTCTATTCAAAAAGAACCTTATGAATTAGCAAGAGAAGCTATGTTATCTTCAGGACAACAGGCTTTACAAGCAGGTGTTGAAGGAGAAACAAGAGGAGCTGCCGCTACAGCTGGTAGAGTTCAAATGGCTCAACAAGCAAGTCAGCGTAATTTAGCTGGAGCTATGGGACAACAAATGATGAATTTAGAAAAACTAGCAGCAGAAGAAAACTCAAAATTAGCAGGAGAAAAATTTGACTTAAATATGTTGGAACAAAAAGGCGCACAGCTTGCCGCTAGAGATGCCGAACAAAGGAGGCAACTGGCCACTAAACAAGCGATGGAAGGGGTCGGTAGTATAATACAGCAAGGAGCTTCTTTAGCTCCTTTATTTGGAAGTGCTCCTGATACATTTGACCCTACTAAAGCTTCGTTTGAAGAAACTCAAATGACATTTAATCCTACTTTAGATTCAATGCAAACTACGTTAGATTCAGCTGGAAGAATAAGTCCAGGAGTAAGAATGCCAACTGTTAATTATGGACTAGAGTCTGTAGGAATGCAACCTTTTCAAGTAAACCCATTCAATTAATATGGCAACTTATGTAAATTATGCTGAACGTAATGCGGCTGACCAGGTAGACTGGTCTGCAATTGGTTCATCAATTAGCAAGACCCTTTTGGATGAAAGGGATAGAAGAGAAAAGGCTAAAAAAGATATAGCTGACGCTTCAAATGCTGATGCAGAAACATTAGCTAATGCTCCAATGGGGCAGTCAAAAGGTATAAACGATTTTACTTTAGAATTTGCTAATAATGCGGAGCAATTTAGACTGATGCAAAACCGAATGCTTGAAAGCGGCCGCATGAAGCTTAAAGATTATAACATAGGTAGGGCTAATTTAATGTCTGGTACTCAACAGCTTTTTAATTTATCTAAAGAGTATAATGCTGTCTACGATGAAAAAATGAAGCGGATGCAAGATAAAGAATCTCAAGCTTTTGAAACCTGGGCAATGGGGAATATAGAGGGGTATTCTAACTTTAACAATTCAGGTGGATTTATAGACCCTACTAACGGGAAAGTAGCAGTAGCTAAAAAAATTAAAAAAACTTTATCTGACGGTACAATAGTTTATGAAATAAGCAAAAGCCCTAACGACTTTAAGTCTGTTAATGAACTTCGTAATATTATAAATGTAAAATATAATAGGTTTAAAGTAGCGGAAAATTTACAATCAGAGGTTGATAAAATGGGGGAGTATGTAAAAGTACTTATGGAAGATGGAGTTAAAACTTTAGAAGATGCTAAAGAAAATCCAGAGTATAAAAAAATAAGAAACGAATATATAAACTCTATTATTGAAACAAATCCTGACGATGTCATGTCGATACTTACTAACCACCTAGGAGTAGTTGTTGATGAGGAAGGAAAACCTGGTGACGCTTTTGAGTTTACCTATGACGCTGACGAAGCAGCCACTTCAGAGAAGTGGATATTGATGAAAAAAAATGAACAAACTGATAGATTTGAGGCAGACTTTAGCACGGCAAATGGAAAGAAGCAAAAAGAAATGGCTCGTAAAGCTTTACAGTCTAAGTTTGATTCAATGGTAGATGTAAAAGAAACGGCTAGACAAGAATTTGCCCCTCAAAGACCTACATCTACTGATAAAACATATGCTAGAACATTGAGAAAAAATGCAGATTTGGCAAGAGATATTACAGACGTACTTACTAATCCAAATACTCAAGATGTACAAGCGGGACTTGGTATTTTAAGGGAATACGGATTAAATATAAGAGGTTCAGCTAAAACACCAACAGGTTTAAATTTTGAAGTATATAATAAAAATACTAAAAAATATGAAGACGTTCCTGTTATAATAGACAAACAAGATGTTCGAGGAAGTGTTGAAAGAGTTCTTCAAAAATTATTAGGTAGAGATGTAGATGTAAATGAAGTAATGAATCAATTACCAGACAACTTTTTTGAAGGTAAGAATATAACAGACATAGAAGCCCTGTTTGCTCCAGAAGAAGTTGTGGAAATTAAAGAAATTGATTCTAGGAAAAACGTAATGATGGACCCTCTTAACGAAAACTTGTCAGAGCCTAAACCAGTTACTGTAGATTCTCAAATTAAAAAATTAGAAGATGGAACAATTGATGAACAAGAAGAAGTTACGACCGTATTGTCTGAAGTTTTAAAACAACAAGGGATTGATGATGTAGATGTTCAATTTACAACCTCAAAAACTGGACAGGGCAGAAGAGGAAGACAGGTTACAACCGTAGATATAAATTCTAAATATTTTGAGCAACCTTATAAAGTTCTTTTAAGTGATTTTGAAAATGAAATAAGAACAATCATACAAGATATAACTAACAAAAGAAAATCACAGATGACTTTCGGAGGTGAGCCCACGGTTCAAGGAAATGAATCAGCTCCTCAAACAGGAAATGTAGATGCATTTGGAAACCCCATTCAATAAAAAACAATGGATAAAATACAAGCTCTTTATCAATCTTATTTAGATGCAGGAATTATAAGTCCTTCAACTACATTAGAACAGTTTGCAACTGCTAATGAAGAACAATTATCCACGCTTTATAATCAAGGAATAGAATCTAATATTATAAGTTCAGAAACAAATATTGATTTATTTACATCAGCTTGGGGCTTAAAAAAAAAAGACGCATCGGTTACGGTTTCAGAATCGGAAAGTGGTTTATCGGGGCAACAAAAATATCCTCCAGGCTATCCATATGAAAATTATTACAGCGAAGAGAAAGATACTTTTATAGAAAGAACTTTTGGAAAAAATCCATTAACAGATTTTTTTGGAGATATTTATCGCTCAGGGGTACAAGGTCTAGCTCAAGGAGCAACTGTTGATGATGCCTTAAACCTTTTTACATCAGGAAAAGATATTAATCAAGAAGACCTTCAAGAATATATTGAAGCTGTAGAAAAAATGGAAAGCTTTACTCCATCAGACGAGATGCAGGAGTTTGATGAAATATACCAATCAGAAGGCGGAGGTATAATGGGATTTTTAAAAGGAGTCTCTAAAAACCCTACAGTTATTCCACAAATATTTACTTCATCTATGTTTGCTATGATGAATAAAGGTTCTTTGGCTGCGGGTGCTACAGGTGGTTTAGCAGCAGGAGCAATTTCTGGTGGCGCATTTGCTTTACCGGGAGTTATAGCTGGTTTATCTGGGGCACTAGAAACCGGTGTTTCTTTTACAGAGTTTTTAAAAGAAGAGTTGGGCGACAAAGAATTTAATGAAGAAAACATTAGAGAAGTCTTAAAAGACCCTGCTAAGCTTGGAAAAATAAAAGCAAGAGCCACTGCAAGAGGTATATCAATAGCAGCAATTGATGCCTTAGCTGGTGGAGTAGCAACAAAGCTAGGTGTAAAAGCAGGTAGAGCTTATGGTAAACTTGCAGCTACAGCTGCTGGAGGTGGAATAGAAGCGTTGGGCGGGGGTACTGGAGAAGTAGCAGCCAGAGCATTAGCTGGTCAAGAAATGGATGTAGCAGAAGTTGGATTTGAAGCCTTGGCAGGCACAGCCACTGCTCCTTTAACTATAGGTGCAGCGCTTTATAAAATGCCTAAATATGAATTGGGAGGAGAAAAAATAAGTAGAAGACAGTTGCTAAAAACTATAGAAACATCTACGCCTGAAGAAATAATTGAGATTGCCAACAGTAAAACAGGGGTCACAATAACTAATGATGAAGAGCTTAGTAATTTGTTTGATAAAGCTTATGTAGAAGCTAATATTAAAAAAGCAACACTAGAAGTAGTTCCTAATATAAGTGAAAAAGATTTAAATGAAATAGTAAAGCTTGCTATTAGAAAAAATTTTTTAGAAAATAATGAAAGCCCTTCTGCAAAAGTAGAACTTACTAAAATTAATAACCGTATAAAAGAAATAACAGATGCCGTTCAAGAGTCAAGCCCAGAGAAGGTGGATGTACAAGAACAAGCCAAAGTTGGCGAAGAGGTGGGAGTCGGAGACACCACCGGGGGAATTGCCACAGAGATTACATCCGAAGAAATTAAAACTGCCGAAGTTCCAAAAGAAGAGGTTATCGAGCTTACTGAAGAGCAGAAGGATGAGGTAAGTGATTTAGAATATATTATTGGTACACCAAAAGGACAGAAACCTAAATTCAGATTGTCGGAAGAGGAAAGTGTCGTTGAAGACACTGAAGCTATTGAAGAGACAATGAATCAGTTTGAGGAGCAAGAATTAAATTTTACTCCTACTGAAACAACTGAACAAAAAGCTCCTGTTAATCCAGTAGCAGAAAGCAAATCTACTACTAAAATAGAAGAATCCGCAGCAAATAAATTACTTAAAAAAATACAAGAATTTAATGGTATACCTATGCTAACAGGTATTACAGATATGTTAGCCGCTGGTGTAATAGAGGATTCTCAAGGTAACCCCATGGAAGTGGAAGGTGGTGTATTATATAATGTATTAGGTAAAAATAAAAACTTAGCTTGGGCAAATGTTACAAAAGAAACAGCGCAAAAACAATATAATAATGCTGTAGAGCTTTACAATAATAACAAAGAGTTATTTGATAAGCTTTGGGCTGATAAAACTTTACCAAACGGTCATGTTCCTATGGCCATTATGAGGATGGGAGACAGTGCATTGCACTCTAATGAAGCCGTTTTTAGATATGTACTCCCGGCATTAAACGCAGTGCCTAAAGCTAACAATCAAAAAGCATTAGACACCTTTATCGATACATTAAGAAACAGCAAAAAAAACAGAAAGAAAGTCGATGCTGTTCTTAAAGCAATTAATGATAATAATATAAAAGGTCTAAATGAATTATTTAATTTTATAGTTAAAGATGCAAATTCCAGAGCACAAGGAGATGTAAATAATACTTTAGCTTTAGATGCAAGAAGTCTTATATATGATGTTATATTTTCAAAACCAGGTAGAAAAACCAATAATTCTCAAGTAGTAAAAGATTTATTTAAAGGAATAGAAAACAGAAGTGAATTGTTTTTATCAGACACTATTTACGAAGCAATTGGAGAGCCATCTGTTAAAAACGCAAGACAGGGAGAGGTTATGTCGATTGTTGGTGTAGATGTGTTGACGGGAGGCGTAGAAAAAACACAGCACCCTAACTACGGATACGGTCCAAAAGGACAAGCTATAGCTCTTATTAGTAATCCAACACACGGAATTGAGGTTTTTCCTGAATGGAAAGCAAAATCTAACAGAGTATTTAAAAAAACTAAACCAAAAACAGAAACGTCCAAGAAAAAAGGAGCTAAGTTTCCAAGTGAAACACAGGTAGAGCAGCAGACCATGGGAGCTTTTGCTACCGACAAAGCTTTTACAGGGGCTAAAGTTAAGGCTGGTGAAATGTCTGATGTTGATAATCTGATAGGTATGTTGAGGCTGGCTTTCCCTGGTGTTAATGTAGCAACAACACAAGAAGAGTTTGATGCTATACTAGAAAGTCCAGGAGTTAGAACCAGAGAGACTAAAGGAAAGACTATACTTGGTATAACGGTAGACGGTAAAATATATTTAAACCCTGACTCAACATCATTAGCAACCCCAATACACGAGTTTGGACATATATGGCTTGATTATTTACGTTCAGATTCTTCTGGTAAAAAAAGTACAGCCATTCTAAATCAAGGTCTAAAACTTATTGAGGGAACAGAAGCCCTTAAAAAAGCTATAGATAAATATGGTAATAGTGAATTAGCTAGAGAAGAAGCTTTAGTTGAACTCATGGGAACAAAAGGAGATACCATAGCTAATGCAGCTAAACGCTCTAGGTTTAAAGAATGGCTTAACGGATTGTTTAAATATGTTAAGGAGATGTTTACTCGCTCCAAAGACATTAAAAAAGAAGATGTAAAAAATTTAACTTTAGAAGACTTTATAAATATAGGTCTAGCTGATTTGTTTGCTGGTAAATTAATTAACGGCAAGTTTGATGCTAAAACTGCTGAGAGTTCTGCTAAGGCTAGGTTTGAATTATTAGAATCTATAGGAGGACCTGAGCTTTCAATGCAGGAGATAATAGAAACTGGAAGAGCTGAAGGTTTTTCTGACGCTGCTATTAAAGCAGTGTTGCAGGGCAGAGGTTTTAAAGCTGCTGACATAAACCCCGCTATGGAGTTAGCTCTTAAAAAGGGAGAAACATTGCCCGCAGCTTTTCAACAAATAGAAGGAGGAGCAGAGAGAGGATTAAAATTATTTAGAGATGTTCAGACTAAACTAAAAAGATACAAGAATACAAAGAATCTTAAAACAAAAGAAAAGCCAACTTCTGCTCAAGTAAGAGAGAAGGCATTAAGCCTTTTAAAAAATACTGAAGTATATAAAAGCTTACCAGAAATAACACAGGATGCATTAGTGTTGGCGCTTGATAAATCTGTAGACACTAGAGCTAACGCATCTGTGCAAAAAGAAATAACTAGAATCAAGAACGCTGTTAAGGGTTATAAAAAAGGAGTAAGAGATTTAAGGAAAGCTCAGATACAAATAAAAAACTTTATAAGAAATGTATTACCTGTATCGCAGGGCTACTCTCAGTCTGTAGTAAATAATCTTATATCAAATGTTACAGCTATAACTGCCGCAAAAGATTTACCTGTAACTGTAGAGAAGGTACTTAAAAAGGTAGATGCAGAAAGAGCTAGACAAAAGAAGAGATTAATAAAGGATATAATAACTTTTGTAAACAAAAAATCAAAAGGAAGAAAAACCAGGAGTAATAAATCAAGAGCTGGTAGTTTAGATGCTCAGGGTAAAGATTTCTTTACTGCTATAAAGAACGTATTTAAATCTACACCAGAAGAGCTAGAAGTTAAAAGGGCAGAACTCGCAGATAAGTCTACTAAAATAGATGAGCTTACATTAAAAGAAACAAGAGGTGAAAAGCTTACGATACAAGAAAATAAATTACTTGATGAATCATTAGCTTTTGATTTGTTTGCGAATTTAGAAAATCAATCTATTGAAGATATACAAAGTTTATTTGAAGATTTAAAAGCTGGAGCAAAGGAGTCTATAAAAAGATTGAATCAAAGAAAAGCCGCAGAAGCAGAAAGAGCTGCAAGAATTTCAAATGATTTTGAGTCTCAAATAAAGGGTGATTTTGAAGCTCTTGTAAATGAAGATGGTTCTATTAAAGATGCCAATCAAAGAAGACAAGACAAAGAGCGTATCTTACAATATTTTAGAGAGCGTAAAATATGGGAAGGCACAAAAGCTTATGTAAAATATTTTGGCGCACAATTAACCACAAGTCCATTTCAATTTGTTCGCAATTGGTTTGGTCATCTTGGTTCGATAACCGAAATATTAGATAGATATAAACCCGGAGTGTTTAAAAAATATTTATATGATGATGTAAATGTAATGGAAGAAAACTCTCTTCGAGGAAAGTTTCAACAAAGAGATATTATTGATAATATAGCAAATACTATTGATGGTATTGAGGGTGGATTTAAAGAGATACTGTCTAAATTTAAAGCTTTAAAAGTAGAAATTAATGTAAATGGTGAAAAAGAATTTTATTCTGACGATGAGCTTCTTCGTATTTATGCTTTGAGTTTAAACGATGTTCAAAAACAAAAGTTGAATAACCAAGGTTTTACTGATAAAGTATTATCAGATGTTGAATCTAAATTAGACAAAGACCTTATAGAGTTTGCTAATAAAATTGTAGAGTATTTTAGCAGTACCTATTATGAGAGCGTTAATGATGTTTACTCTTCCGTAAATAATATAAATCTTGGGTATGTAGAAAACTACTTTCCTACTAGAACTATCTCAAAAGAAGTAAATAAAACATGGTTGCAAGAACAATCTTTTGCAAAAATATTTGATGCTGAAACTTCTCCTGCATTTAGAGAGCGAACTGATAAAACAAATAAAATAGATTTAAATCCCTTCTTAACTTTTACAAATGTTATGAATGAGCACATTGAATCTATGGAAAAATACAAAGCTTTTGCTCAGGGTGTAAAAGATTTAAACACCATAATGAATAATGAAAGCGTAAATGCTGTTTTTGAGGAAATGGGTAGTTTTAAAGTTGTAAGTGAAAGTTTAAATCACATACTTAATCCAGATTATGGATTAAAAGAGACGCAGGGTATATATGGCCCTTTATTTAACGCTTTTACTGGATATGCGCTCGGATTTAAATTGATACAAATTCCCAAGCAAGCTACTTCTTTTGTAAATGCCTTTGAAGAATACCAATACATAAAGGGAAAAAACACTCCAGGTTTAGACCATGTGGCTTTTATGGTTGAGTCTCTAATAACTTTAGGGTCTTTATTCACCAAAGATTCTGCTTACAAAAAAGCTTTTGAAAAGTCAGCTACATTTAGAGAAAGAGTATTGAGAGGACTTGAAGGTGATATATATGGATTAGAAACTGGAGGTAGATTAGGTTTAAAATCCGAGAAAAAAAGAAAAGAATATATA